GAGCTCGGCGATCAGACGCGTGCCCGGCCGATCCTGGAAACCGCCGAGCGGCAGCACCACGACGTTGCGCATTTTCTCGGCGCCCGAATAGTATTTCGACACGTCGATGCGCGCTTTGAGCTTGGGCGAGATTTCGCCGGCCGTGAAACTCGTCTGCTGCAGTTTGAGCTTGGGCACGGCTTCAAGCCCTCGCGTCGATCAGCGAGAAATCGGCAATTTGGGCGGGCGGAGCACCCTGCGCGTCGGCCGTGGTGGCGAGCCGATACCAGCCGCCCTTGAGCCCTTCGCCGGATTGGCCCCAGGCCTGGCGGCCCCAGAATTCGGCCTTGGTCGTGCTTTCGGTGATCGGCATCGCGAGCTCGGCCGCGAGCGCGAACTGCAGCAGCTTGACGATGTAGGGCGGCAGGGCGCTTTCGGGCACCTGGCGCTGATAGTCGAGCCAAAGGTCGGAAACGTTGGCGAGCACGCCGCTTTCCTGGATGTCGTAGCTCGTGAGCGGCGACGCGCCGACAGCAGCGCTCGAGAAGGCACCCAGCACGCGCAGATAGTCGGGCGGCAGCTGGAAAGCATAAGACCATTGCGACAGCGGGCTTGCGGCAAGCCGCGCCAGGCGCGCCTTGGATTTGGTGCAGCCCCAGGGATAGACCGTGAGCACCGCGCGATACACGTCGGGATAGAGCCCGGCGGCGGTCTGGGCGGGCGTGCTTTCGCCGAAACTTGAGATCGGCGCCTCGCCGAGCAGCAGCAATGCCTTGGACGCGATCGAAACGTCGGTGACGGCCATCGCGCAAAATCCCCTTTAGAGGATCAAAGCAGGGCGGAATGCGACGACAAGCGTGCGCGTCGCGGTCTGGTCGGCGGGCGACTGCAGGCGCAGATAGCGCACGCCGGCGAAATCGACCGGGTTGAACGCAACCCAGCGCGCCGCACCCAGCAGCGGCAGCGTGACGCGCACGAGCTGCGGCGTGCCGTCGGCGGCCGCACGCCACAAAGGGCTGTATGCGCCGGCAGCGGTTTGGCTGGCCAAAAACACGAGATCGCCCGCAACCCAGCCGTTGGGCACCAGCACCGCGCACGGCCGGTAGCCCATGCCCTTGCCGGTTTCGGCCGGCAACCCGGTGCCGAGCGCCAGCGTTTCGAGATCGATTGTGGCCGATTGCGCATCCACGCCGGCGGCGATCGTGACACCGGTAACGAAGCTTGGGCTGTACATGCGGGATCTCCGGTCGATGGGCGCGAAGAGCAACGGCCGGGCAAAAGACGCCCGGCCGTTGCTTCCGATCAGTCGGTGTTGGTGACGGCCAACGCGTTGGCGTCGGCCACGTCCACGTTCCAAACGCCGGTGGCGAGCTGGCTCTTGGTGCGCACGATGTGGTTGCCGGCCGACGTCGGCACGCCCGAACCGTCGATCGTGACGCGGGCGATGATGTCGCCGACTTCGACCAGGCCGCCGACTTCGGCGAAATAGTTGGCGGTATCGACCACGGCCGCAGCGTCGGCCGTGCGGTAGGCCCACATTTGCGGCACGCCCGGCACGGTTTCGGCCGAGCCCGAGCGGATCGGCGTGGATTGGCCCCCGATGGGGCCGAAATTGCGGCGAATGAACGGCATTGTTTTTTCCTCCAAAAAGCGAGGGAGCGCGCGAGCAACCGAAAAGATCGGCCGCCCCGCGCGTTGGCGAGGGCGGCCGATCCCGATCGCTTACGCTTCCTGGGTTGCGACTTCGATGATGCCTTCGGGGTCGATCACGACGCCGCCGGCGGCGAACAGGCCGTTGGCGAGCCACGAGGTTTTTTCCGGGATGTAGTTGACCTCGGTGCGTTCGTCGAGGCCGATGCCGAGCCCGACCGCGGCCTGGTCGAACGCGTAGTTGGTGCGCACGTTCGACGCGAGCGGCAAGCCGCCCTCGGCGCGCGTTTCGATCATCAGATATTCGAAGCCGACGAACTGCTTGAGCTCGCCGCGCATCAGCGACTGCACGGCGTTGAAGTCACTCGACGTGGCCTGCGTGGTGCCGAGCAGATCTTCGAGGAAGCGCGGGCTGTGGGCGAAACGCCGCTGCGCCTGGGGCACGGCGCGCTCGTCCATGATGCGCTTGGCGCGCAGCAGCTTGGCCATGTTCGCACCGGTGGCCGCACCGCCGACGTTCACGTCCACGTTGGCCGAGCCGTTGGCCGTGTCGAGAATGTCGAGCAGAAGCTGGTCTTCGCGCCGGCCGATGGCGCCCGCGATATTCGCGGCCACGACCGGGCGTTCGTCGATGTTGGTCTTCTGCTGGTCGAACACGTCGGTGTATTCCGCCGCGTTCCAGTCGGAGATGGTGCCCTGCCCGTTGCCGTAGGTGGTGTTCATCGGGCGCACGTCCGTCTGCGGAACGCGCGGCGTTGCGGCACCGCGCGTCGAACGGCGCATGTTGAACGTGCCGCCGACGATTCCGGGCTTGTTGCGCACGTAGGGCCGCAGCGTGCGGCCCATCTGGTAGGCGGCTTTGATCTGGCTTTCGAATTCGATCGTTGCGATCGCGGTGAGCTGCTGGGACATATCGATCCTCGCAAAAACAGGAATTACCTGGTTTGCGGCCGATATGCCTTGCGAGCTCCGATCGAGGCGGTCCGGCAAAGCGGATTGGGCGCCTCGGCTCGACCCTCGCGCGGGTCGTACCACTTGCCTGCACCCGGCAGGCCCATCGGGGATGTCTTTCCATCCGGTCCGTCGGGTCCATCGCAGGCGCGCTCAAAAAAACTCGCCCGCGTCGATTTGCCGACACGGGCGAGTTGACACAACATCTAGCGTTTTGTCAAGAACCTTTCGACAACATCCCTTTATCTTCGTATTTTTTGAGCGCAGCACGGGCCTTGGCGAGCTTGCTGCGGCCGGCTTCCGTGCCCTCGCCGCCTTCCTTGTAGGCCTCGGTCATCAGCTTTCTGGCATCCTCGATCGACATCTCGATATTGAGCGAGGCGGGATCGACCGGCACCGGCGTTTCGCCGGCGAGCTCCATCAGCTTGCGCAGGCCCGTGACGCCCTCGGCGGTCGTGAGCGCGCGCAAGCCTTGGAACTCGTCTTTAGAGAGGATGCCCTTGGCCTCGAGGCCTTTGAGCCACGTGCCGACTTCGCGCACGGCCGCCTCGCCTTGCGGCCCGAGCTTGTCGAGCTCGGCCTTGAACGCCGCGCGCTGCTCGGCCGCCGCCGCTTCCTGGGCGGCGGCGATTTGCTCGGGCGTTTGGGCCGCACCCGCACCGGCTGCACCTGCCAGTTCCGCAATCTTGGCGACAACCGGCCCCATGAACTTGTTGAAGTCGGCATTGCTCAAACCCGCCGCATGGGCGGCCTGGCGTGCCGCACCCATCAAAGGATCGTCTTTCGGGATCTCGAATTTGAGATCCTTGGGCAGCTCGAGCGCGTAGGCCTCGGGTGTGGCCGGCGGCTTGTGCTCGCCGCGCCCGAACTTGCCGCGCAGATCGGCTTGGCTGCGTGCGAGCGCTTCAACGTCGATGCGCGACAGAAGCTTGATGTCCTCGGGCTTCAGATCGACCGGATCCTTGCGCACGAAGTTCGACGGCAGCCAGCCCGGCAAGCCGTCGGCACCGGCGGCGGCGGCTGCGGTTTCTTTGGCGTCGCCGCCGACATGTTCGAAGATGTTTCCCGGCGGCGGCGTGCCGGCACCGGCGGCACCGGCTCCGGCCGCCGCCGCATCGTCGGGCGCCCAAACGGCGCGTGTCGCTTTTTTCCACATGGCTTAGTTGCCCCCTTTCTGGCGCTTGGCGCGCGCGGGTTTTTCGGGCCCGGCTTTTTCGGGATTGTCCTCGAGCAGCCGATGGATGCGCGTGGCATCTTGCCCGCGCATTTCGGCGATCGTCTGGTGGACGCGGTTGATCTGGTAGGTGCGGTTCGGCAGCGGGATGCTTTCGACGACGCGCTCGAACGCGGTTGCGATGCGCCAGGCCTGCGCCTCGAGCTGCGCGGGTTGGGGCGTGTTCTGTTCGTCGGCCATGGTCTATTGCTCCTGTTGGGTTTGGGGTTTGGTGTGGCTGCCCGTGCGGCGCGCGGCTGCGCGGTTGACGGATTGCGCGATCTGCAGCACGACGCTTTTCTGCCCTTCGCGAAAATGCGCGTGCTCGAGCGTGTCGCCCATGCGCCAGGACGGCGGATCGACGATGCGTTTTTTCAGATGCTCGAGGCAGGCGCGACCGGCCTCGCTCAAAAACGCCTGGGCGATCAGATCGTCGATCTCTTCGGCAGCTTTCGAAATCATCGCCTTGGCCGCGTCGAGGCCGTTGAACTGCGACCAATCGGCGGTCGCAGCGGCATCGTCGGGAAGTCGCTCTTCGGGTTTAAGTTCCACGCTGTTTCCTTTTGTTGGGAGTTGCGTCGGTTGAAAATCAGGCAGCGGCCTCGGCTTCGCGGCCCGCCTCTTCGCGAACGCCGGCGCCGACCTGCTCGACGACCTTTGCCGCAACCGGCGACGCCGCCAGCTGCTCGGCCTCGGCCGCCTGCCGCTCGGATGCGCGCCGCTCGGCGACTTCCTCTTCGCCGGGGATCAGCATGCGCGGCACGCCGATCGCGCGGGCAAGGAAGCGCGCGGTCTTGTCTTTCTCGAGGCCGGTTGCGAGGAAGTCTTCGCCGAACGGTGCGGCCAGCGAAACGTAGTCGGCGATCGCCTGTACGTCTTCGAGGGCGGCCCCGCGTGCGAGCGGCGAGGTGGGTTTGATCGCGACCTCGCGGCCGTCCACATTGAGCTCCATCGGGATCTCGCCGGCTTTGTCGGCGATGTCCAGAAAGCGCTGCACGACCGGCACCTGCAGCTCGACGATCAGGCGGCCGAAAGGGGCGCCCGTGTCGGTCTGCAGTTCCTTGATGCGCTGCACGATCTCGGTCGGGCTGCGCACGGGGCCGGTGTCGGGCGGCAAAGCCTTGTCGAAAAGATGCGTCTTGATCTGCATCTGCATCTTT